CGCCGCCGCCCACGGCGCCGCCGTCGAGGCCCGCGAGCTCCTCGGCCTCGTCACGAACGAGCTGCGAGGCATCCACGGCTACCCGACGACGGCAGCCGACTGGCAGCGGCTCGCCGAGCTCGCCTACCGAGCGAGTCAATGGGCCCGCCGGTGCGAGCACACCGCTCTAATCGCCGCCCGGCAGCTCGACGACGAGCTCGAAAACCCCACCACCACCACCACCACCACCACCACCACCGAGGAGAACACCCCATGACCGCTACCGGCATCCGCCTACGTGCCAAGCTTCCCGAAGGCCGCGACAACGGCCTCGCCGTTCCCGAGCTCACCGAGCTACGAAACGACCCGCACGTCGTCTACGTCGTCGCCATGCTGGAGCCCGTCGTGTTCACCGAGAACCTCGAGAACGACGTCGCCGCTATCACGCTCGGCGTCTCCGCCGTCGAGGTCCTCGACGCCGAGGCCGGCCGCCGGCTCCTCTCCGCCCGGTTCCAAAACCGCACCGGCATGGTCGAGCTCGACCTCGACGGCCCGCCGGCCGGCGTCGACCCCGACACCGGCGAGCTCATCGGCGACCCCTTCCTCCTCGACACCGTCGCCGAGGCGGCCGCCGAGGCGGCCACCGAGGCCGGCCTCGACGTATCAGTCCGCAAGGCCGGCAGCCGATGACCCCCTCGACGTCATCACCGGCCCGGCCGGCAACGTGCCCGCATTGTCGCCGCGACGCCCGCCCCCACCACTACCGCGACGCCGGCAACATCACTCCCGCCGCCGCCGACGCCCTCGGCTACTGCCCTGTCCTCGCCGCCGCCCGCCGAGGAGCTTCACGATGACCACCACCACCGGAGACAGACTCCGCCGGCTCGCCGCCGCCGCCGACAAACTCGAAACCGAACCCGGTATCGGCCCGGCAGCCGCGCTACTCACCGCCGCCGGCGCCGTGCCCGACCTCGTCGCCGAGCTCGGCCGGCTCCGCGCCGTCGCCGCCGTCGAGCTCCGCCGGCACGGCGTACGCGTCTCCCGCATCGCCGAGCTAGCCGGCGTCTCGTCGTCAGCCATCTCGCAGCTCATCGGCTCGGCCGCCGCCGAGCTCGACGCCGACCTCGACGACGCCCTCGACGCCGCCCTCGACGCCGCGCTCGAGGAGGTAACCCGATGAGCTCCCGCACCCGCGGCGTAGTAGTCGCCGCCGCCACCGTGGCCGTCGGCACCATCGCCGCCGGCCCCGCGTGGCTCTCCGTCCCGGCCGCCGCCGCCGGCGCCGCCGTTATCTGGCAGGCCGGCCGCGCCTACATGCGCGAACCCCAACTACGCGCCGAGCTGGACCTCGCCCGCAAGCACAAAAGCAACGCGATCACCCGCTACCAAGCACTCAACATCTACACCCGCACACTCGAAAGCCGGCTCGACGCGTTCCACCAGCACCCGAGCACCACCACCGAGGAGGACTAACACCATGAGCGCCGACCCCGCCGCCGAGGACCCGCCGCCGACCCTGTTCATCGAGGACACCCTCGGCAAGTTCCGCCCGGCCGACCCCTGGACCTCGAAAGCGGCCGCCCGTACCGTCAAGGTCCGTACCGGCACCCACCGCTACCGCATCCTCGCCGAGCTCGCCGCCGCCCCCCGCTACGACCTCTACCCCGGCGCACCCGGCTATACGGCGTTCGAGCTCGCCGGCCGGCTCGACATGCTCGTCCACGTCGCCGGCGTCCGACTCCTCGAGCTCGAGAAGCTCGGCCTCGTCGCCCGCACCAACTACAAGCGGCCGACCGACACCGGCCGGCTAGCGATGGCATGGGTAAGTACCGACGCCGGCGAGGCCGCGCTCGCCGCCGCAATCGCCGCCGGCGCCGCCACCCGGCAAGCCGACGCACCGCGCCCGTCGAGTCAGAGGCCGCCCGGCCGGCCGAGGTTCGGCTCGGCGCCACCGTCAAGGTTCCGCCGCATCATCGACCGCGTCCTAGAGGACCTTGTCGCCGCCGGCGCCGCCGGCCGGACCGACGTCGAGGTCGCCTACCGGCTCGGCATCCTCCGCACGACCGCCGGCTCGACCCGCAAGCAACTCGAGGAGGCCGGCTACGTCCGGCGCACCACCCGCACCCGCCCCACCGACCGAGGACAGCCCGCCGGCGTCTACGAGGTCACGGAGGCCGGCGTCGAGAGGCTCGCCGAGCTCCTCGGCCTCATGTAGTGCCACGCCGCCGGCCCCCGCCGCCCGGCCCGTACCGCGTCGGCCAGCTCGTCTCGCTTGACCTCGCCGACTGGCACTCGCCCGACGTCGAGCTCGAGGTCCTCGAGGTCCTCGACGACGGCCGGCTCCTCCTCCGGTTCCCGTCAGGCGGCACCCTGTACGTCTCGAGCTCGTCGAGCTCGCTCTCCAGCTACCGAAAGGCCACACCGTGACCACCGACCACCGCGACAACGTCACACCGATACGCCGACCCGACGCCGAGCGCGTCTGGCATGAAGCCGACGTCGACGCCCTCGGCTCGCAGCTCCTCACGCTTGTCGACCTCGGTCGCGCCATCGCCGCCCGCGCGTCGCTCATGCTTGTAGCCGACCCCGAGCTCGTCCTCGCCGGCCAACGTGTCGAGCACATCGCCGGCCGCATCTTCGAGCGCATCTTCGACGCTCCCGTAGGAGCTCCGCAATGAGCGAGCTCGCCGAGCTCGACTCCGCCGTCGAGCGCATCGCTCACCGGCCGATCATGGCCGCGTACGCGTGGCCTACGAACGCGGAGCTCGTCGCCGCCGTCGCCCGGCTCTACCTGTCGCCGGCAATGCTCGCCGTCGACGTCACCTACGGCCGCGGCAAATGGTGGGACCTCTGGCGACCCGACCGGCTTGTCGCTCACGGCCTCGCGCTCGGCCACGACGGCCACTACGACGACGGCGTCGACTTCACAGCACTACCGGAGGCCGACAACGTCTACGACCTCGGAGCGTTCGACCCGCCCTACGTCTCGACCGGCGGCCGCGTCACGCACGGCGCCGCCGGCGACAGCATGGCGCAGGCCTACGGAATGAGGTCCTCGGCGACCTCGCCCGCCCATAATCAACAGCTCATCGACGCCGGCCTCGCCGAGCTCTACCGCGTCCTCCGGCCTCGGCGGCGCCGCCGAGGCCGGCTCGTCTCCGGCGTCGCTCTCGTCAAGTGCGCGAACTACATCTCGTCAGGTCGCCGACAACACGGCGTCTACTGGACGACCCGAGCGGCGCTCGAGCTCGGTTTCACTGTCCTCGACGAGTTCGTCTACGTCACGTCCGGCGGCCCTCAGCCGACCCGCAACCGCGACGGAACCCTCCGGCGCCAGGTCCACGCCCGAAACAACTACTCGACGCTCCTCGTCCTCGAAAAAGGTCCGACACGATGAACCCCTACTACAGCCATCCCACCGCCGAGCTCTACCTCGGCCACGCCCTCGACGTTCTCGCCGAACTACCGACGGAGTCGGTCGACCTCGTCATAACGGACCCGCCCTACGGCGTCGAATGGCAAAGCAACCGGCGCGCCGAGAGGTTCGGCCAGCTATTCGCCGACACCACGAACGACCGCGACGGGATACGCGCAGTCATGGCCGAGGCGGTCCGCATCGTCGGCCAAAACCGGCACCTGTACGCGTTCGGTCCGGCCGACGTCCTCGAAGGCCTCAAGGTCGCCGAGGTAGTCGAGCTCGTCTGGAACAAAAACCGGCCCGGCATGGGCGATCTAACCGCACCGTGGGCGCCAGCGCATGAGCGCATCAGCTTCACGACGTCCAAACACCGGCACGCCGGCGAAGCCGGCAAACCGAACCTCCCGGCCAGGCTGCGAAAAGGCTCGGTCCTGACGTTCTCGCCGCCGACCGGCCGCAAGGTACGGCACCCGTCAGAGAAACCCGTCGCGCTCCTCAGAGAACTAATCGAGTCAAGCTCGCGAGCTGGCGACCTCGTCCTCGACCCGTTCGCCGGCTCAGGTTCTACAGGCGTCGCCGCCGTGCTCTCCGGCCGGCGCGCCATCCTTGTCGAAACAGACGAGCACTACGCCGAGCTCGCCGCCGACCGGCTGGCCGCCGCCGCCGGCATCGCCGCCGAGGCGGCCCTCCTGTGAGCGAGCTCGACGACCTCCTCGACGCCGGCGCCGAGCTTGTCGAGACGGCCGCCACCATCGTCGACGGCGCCGCCATCGGCTACGGCCTCGACGAGCTCCTCCTCGCCCTCGAGGCAGCCCGCGACCTCGGCCTCGACCGGCTAGAGCTCGAGCTCCCCGTCGGCGCCCGGCTCTCGGCCTCATGGGCGCCGCCGCACCCGCCAGAGCGGCCCGCTCCGGCACCTGTGCGGCCCGTAGACAGGCGCGAGCGCCTCGCGTGGACCATGTACGCCCCCGAGCTCCGCGAGGCTCTCAAGGCGCTCGCCGCTACCTATCCGCCCGAGCTCGTCGCCGACGCCGCCGCCGAGCTCGAGCTCCTCGTAGCTCTGCACGGCCGGCCGGCACCGAGGCCGCCACGATGAGCGCGTTAGAGGTGACGTTTTTCGCCCCCGGCCGGCTCCTCTCGGCGAACGACCGCTCGCACTACCGCGTACGCGCTCGCGACGTCCGCGAATGGCGCACCGCCGCCTACTTTGCCGCTGTCGCAGCGTTCCCCGGCCAGGGCCCGGAGGCGCGCTCAGTCGGTCCCCGCGTCGTCGAGCTGGAGCTCCCCGTCGCAGGCTCCCGCCGCCGCGACCCGCACAACTACGCCCCGACGCTCAAGGCGGTAGTAGACGGCCTTGTCGACGCCGGCCTCTGGCCCGATGACACCCCCGAGCATGTCCGTACTCTCGAGCCCAAGCTTGTGCAAGCCTCCGGCACCAGTTACCGCACCGTCCTAGTCCGTCTGCACCCCTTCGAGGTCCCTACATGATCCGCCGCCACGCCCGCCCACGGCCGGAACCCGTCGAGCAGCTCCGCCCGACGTCAACACGCGAACCCGGTCCCCGCCCCGAGCTCCGGTACTCGAACCTCGAGCTTCTCCCGGCTCTGTGCCTATGCGAGTCGCACGTCGTCCACGTCACACGCGAGGCCGTCAAGGCCGGCGCCGTCTACTGCCACAAGTGCGACCCGGCGCCTATCTGTCCGCTCTGCGCGTCGCCACACCACCCCATGACCTGCCGATTCTCGCGAGGCCTCCGCCGTCGCCGTTCTTCCAGCGGCTGCGCCTAATGGGCGCATGGCTCAAAACTCACCCCGACCACCGCGGCCCGCTCGCCGAGGTCAGCTTCGAGGCCGAGGCCGTCTGGCACATCGTCCGGCTCTACTGCGCCGATGTTGGTAACGACGGCAAGCTCGCCCGCCGACTCCTCCCCGTAGCAGTCGCCCGCAAGATCAGCGAAACGAAGGCCCGCCGGCTTGCCGCCGAGCTCGTCGCCGCCGGCCTCTGGCGCGAGGTCGACGACGGCTACGAGCTTGTCGGCTGGCTCGACGAGCAACCGGCGGCCGACGTCTGGCAGGACAACGTCAAACGCGAACGATGGGCCCGAGCGAAAGCTCTGCACCGCGACCGCTCACTCTGTCGCCGCATACAAGAACGCGACGCGAACCTCTGCCGATATTGCGGCGTGCGAGTCGACTGGACCGACCGCCGCGGCAAGGCCGGCGGAACCTACGACCACGTCGACCCGGACGGGCCGAACACGCTCGAGAACGTCGTCGTGGCGTGCCGAGCTTGCAACGGCCGCAAGAAAGACAGGACACCCGCGCAAGCTGGTCTACGGCTCCTCTCCGTAGCCGAGCTCCGTCTCCGGCTCGAGGCCATACCACCCGTCGACGACGAGCCCGTTCGGCCGCCCGACCTAGCCCGATCCAGCTCGCGCGACCAAGTCGCGACTAGATCGCGACTAGGTTCCCGGCCAGATTCCCTCGCGCACGCGTGCGAGGCCGGAACGAACCAGGACGGGACCAGGACGGAACCAAGTCGGCCCGGCTCTCCGCCAGGCTCTCCGCCGCCCGCCGCAGAGCACGACCTCGACGTCGACCTCCTCGACGACGACCCTCCCCCACGCGACTACCTCGTCGACCCCGAGCTCGAGGAGGACGGCTAGCGTGACGTCATGCCGTACAAGCCGGCGTCGCCGTGCCCCGCTCCACGATGCCCAAACCTCCGGCCCTGTCCCGATCATCCCGTCGTTCCCTGGTCCGGCCGTCGAGGTTCGTCGTCGCGTACGTCCCTCTCCGGTTCGGCCGAGCAGGCCCGAGCTCGTCGCGTCATCGCTCGCGACCGCGGCATCTGCTACGTCTGCGGCTACGGCGGCGCCGACCAAGCCGACCACGTTCTCGCCATCGCGGAAGGAGGCGTCGACGATGAGAGCAACATGCGAGCGATTCACTCCCGACCCTGCCACCAAAGAAAGACCTCCGAGGAGGCCCGCCGAGGTCGCACCCCCCGGAAGAAATGACCCGTCCCCCCCCCTCCCCCCTCATGCCCGCCGGCTCCCGGCGGCCGTCGCCGGCCGGCGTCGCCGTTCGCAGTGGTCGAGCTCGGCGCCGGAGCTTGACGGGCCCGGCCGCCGCCGCCGGCCGGCGAGCTCGCGTTCGAGAATGTTCCCCCGCCCCCCCTCCCCCCCCCGGCCCGCCCCGGCCGGCCGGCTCGCCGCCGAGCTCGGCGAGGGGTGGGGTAGCACCGTAAGCCGACACGCCCGCGGGGTCGGTGGGGGCTGCGCTCGCGTGCGCGGACAGGTTTGCCCAAAATGGTGCGACGGCGTCGTTCGCGAACAGGAACGCGCGCCGAACCGCGTCCCGGCGTCAACCGCGAACGGCGCGGATGCGACGCGCGCCACCCGGCGAGTCGGGCCCGTTCGGCGGCTACGCGCACGGTTCTCGGAGGCCGCTGCGAGGCTCCTCGCCGAGCTCTCCGAGGCTCTCGACGCCGCCGGCGCCGAGCTGGAGGCCGAGCTGGAGGTCGACGAATGAGGGACCGTCGGCCGGAGGGCTACCTCGCCGCGCTTGCCAAGGCTCGCGCCGAACGCGATGCCGTCTACGCGCCCGTCGTGCCACCGCCGGACGAGCGCGCCGCCGTCGAGGCGTTGCTCGCCCGTCGGCCGCCGTCGCCGTCGGTCGGCTGGCCGCCGCCGCCGCTATCCGAGGAGGAGCGCGAGCTCGGCCGGCGCGAGCTCGCCCGTATTCGGGCCCAGCTCGACGAGCAGCGCCGCCGCCGCGAGGAGCGCGACGATGGGTAAGCGCGGCCCAGCTAAGACGCCGCCGGCGCTCGCCGTCGCTCGCGGTGAGACGAGGCCGTCGAGAGTCAACCTCAACGCGCCCGACCCGCCGGCTGGCTCTGTATCGCCACCGGAGTACCTCGACCTCGACGCGCTCGGCGTCTGGCGTCGGCTTGCTCCGTCGCTCGAGGTTCGCGGCATCCTGACGCGATGGGACGTCGACGCGTTCGCCGCCTACTGCACGGCTGTCGTCCACCACCGGCGCGCCGTCGACGCTGTGAACCGCGCCGGCATCATCGTCGGCCGAGGAGCTCAGGCACATAAGCACCCGGCTCTACAGGTGGTGCGCGATCAGGCTGCGCTACTGGTAACGCTCGGCGGCCGGTTCGGCCTCACCCCGTCGGACCGTTCGAGTATCAAGCTTCCCGAGGCGCCCCAAGATGGCGACGACCTCCTCGACTGACCGCGGCTCGGCGTCGAGGACCAGCTCGTCGACGAAGGCCAGCTCGTCGACGAAGGCCAGCTCGTCGACGAAGGCTGCCGCGGCCCATCAAGGTCGCCGGCCGCCGCCGCCCAGGAGCTCGGCCGCTATGGACCGGCTCATCGCGCGCCACGTCGCCGAATGGGTCGCCGAAGGCCTCGTCGAGTCGACCGGCTGGACCGGCTTGCCGCTCCTCCGTACACCGCTCCCGCACGGCGCCGGCGTCACGTTCGACCCCGAGCGTGTTCGTAAGGTCCTCCGGTTCTTTCTTCTCCTCCGGCAGCTCATCGGCCGGCACGCCGGCCGTCGGTTCGTTCTCCTCGACTGGCAGGTCCGCTACCTCATCGCGCCAGTGTTCGGCCTCGTCAGCACGTCGACCGGGCGGCGCATCATCCGTACCGTCTGGCTCGAGATACCTCGCAAGAACGGCAAAAGCACGCTATGCAGCGGCCTCGCGTTGTACCTGTTCACCGGCGACGGCGAGCCCGGCGCGCAGGTCTACGCGGCGGCCGGCGACCGCGGACAAGCAAGCATCGTTTTCGGACCCTGTCGAGATATGGCGCTCGGCTCGCCGCCGCTCGTCCGTCGTCTCGGCGCCGGCATCCGCCGGCACTACCTCGAAAACCCTCACTCCGGCGGCATCCTCCGAGCTCTATCCAGCGACGGCGCCCGGCAGCACGGCCTAAACGTTCACGCCGCCATAATCGACGAGGTTCACGTCCACAAGAACCCCGACCTAGTCGACGCTCTCGAAACCGGAGTCGGGTCCCGAGAGCAGCCGCTCGTTACGTTCATCACGACCGCCGACGAAGGCCGCGACGGCTCTATCTACGCGACGAAACGCGAGTACCTCGAAGGCGTTGTCGCCGGCACCATCGTCGACCGCACCTTCTACGGTTGCGTTTTCGGCGCCGACGCCGCCGCTCCCGACTTTGACCCGTTCGCGCTCGAGACGTTGCGCGCAGCGAACCCCGGCCTCGGCTACACCGTCCTCGAGGAGTACCTCGTCGCGAAAGCCGAGGAAGCCCGGCAGTCTCCCTCGCAGCTCAACCGCTACCTACGGTTGCATCTCAACATCAGGACGAAACAGTCCGTCCGATGGCTACCGCTCGACCGATGGGACGCCGGCGCCGGCGTCTCCCCCGCCGAGCTCGAGGCGATGTTTGCCGGCCGGCCCGCCTACGGCGGCCTCGACCTCTCGAGTACGACCGACTTCACGGCGTTCGCGTTCATCACGCAGCTCGTCGACGACGCCGGCACCCCGACCGAAGGGTACGCCGCTCACGTCCTCACATGGATACCGGAGGAGCGCGCCGACGAGCTCGAACGTCGGACCGGCGTCCCGCTCGGCGTCTGGCGCGAGGCCGGTTGGCTCCGGTTCACCGAAGGTAACGTCGTCGACTACGAACAGGTCCGCGCCGACATACGCGCCGAGGAGGAGCGGCTCGGCTGCACGCTCGTCGAGGTCGGATACGACCCCTGGAACGCGGCCGAGACAGTGAACGAGCTACAGAACGAAGGCCGGACGATGGTCCCGCTCCGGCAAGGGTACGCGTCGCTCTCATCTCCGTCGAAAGAGCTCGAGCGGCTCGTCATGGGCTCGACGCGTGAGGCTCCGCTCATCGTTCACGCCGGTAACCCCGTCCTCCGATGGATGGCCGACTCTGTCGAGGTCACACAAGACCCGGCCGGCAACATCAAACCGAGCAAACCGGACCGACGTAAGAGCGCGAAACGTATCGACGGTATAGCGGCGCTCGTCAACGCGCTCGCCCGCGCCATGCTCCGGCCGCCGCCGAAACGCGCTCGACGCGTCGCCGGCTTCTAACCTGCCCACCGACCACCACGACACTCGAAGGACGCTCATGCCCACCGACCAGCACCACGCCGCCGCCGTTGCGGCGCTCGCCGCCAAGTTCCGCGCCGCCGGCCTCCACGTCACCGACGGGACGCCGTCGCTCGGCAAGCTCCTCTATCTCGCCGGCCTCGTCGGCGACGACGAGCTCGTCCCGCTCGCACTCTGTTCGAGCCGAGCGGCCGCCGAGCTTGTGGCGAGCTCGCACCCCGACGGAACCGTCATCACCGTCGAGCTCGACGTCATCGACGGCGACGCCGTCGACTGGCTCGCACAATGAAGGTCCAGCTTCACGCCGCCGACCTCGGCGGCTGCGGGCACTACCGGCTCATCTGGCCCGGTTCGGCCGCCTACTACGCCGGCGAGGACGTCGACGTCGTCACACCGGAGGACCCGCGCAGCGTATTCGACGTCGAGGTCGACCCGTTCGCGCCGACACCGGACGGCCGGCCGCACATGATCGCCATCAAGAACCCGCCGGAGGCCGACGTCGTCGTCCTACAACGGCCGCTAACCCGCGAGCTCCTCGAGGTCCTCCGGCTCCTCCAGAGCTCCGGCTACGCCGTCGTCGTCGAGGTCGACGACGACTTCGAGAGCATCGACCCGGCGAACGTCGCCTACCGCACCGTTCACCCGACCTACTCGCCGAACCGGAACTACCGCTACCTCGCGCAAGCCTGCCGCGAGGCCGACCTCGTCACCGTCACGACGCCGGCGCTCGCCGCACGCTACGGCCGGCATGGGCGCGTACGCATCATCCCGAACATGGTGCCGAGCTCGTATCTTCACGTCCTGCCTAACACGCACGAAGGCATCCGCGTCGGCTGGAGCGGCACTATCGACACTCACCCCCGCGACCTACAGGTAACCCGCGGCGCCGTCGCTCGAGCTCTCCGCCGGCATGGTCTGACGTTCCATCTCATCGGCTCCGGCAGAGTACGCCGGCCGATGCCCGACGGCACGGAGGAGGAGGTAACCGACGTCCGCATCCTCCGTAACCTCAACATTGGCGACGGCGAGACGTTCGCGCACACCGGAGGATGGCTCCCGCTCGAAAAATATCCGATGGCAATGGCCGAGCTCGACGTCGGCCTCGTCCCGCTCGAGCTCTCCGCGTTCAATCAGGCCAAGAGCTACCTAAAAGGCCTCGAGTTCGCCGCCGTCGGCCGGCCGTTCATCGCGTCGCCGACCGACCCGTACCTCGAGCTCGCCGGCCTCGGCGCCGGCCTCATCGCCCGCAAACCTCGCGATTGGGAGCTCCTCCTCGACCGGCTCATCGTCGACGAGGACTACCGGCTCGAGCTCGGCGCCCACGGCAGGCGACTGGTCGCCGCCGGCCACGTCATCGAAAACAACCTCGACCGCTGGCTCGACGCGTGGAGCGCATCGCTCGAGCTCGCCGCGCGCCGCCGCTAAGGTCGCCGACATGACCACCACGAACACGCCGCGCGTTGTCTACCTTGTCCCGACCAGAGGCCGCCCGGCCCGCACCGTCGAGCTCCTCGACGCGTGGGAAACGACCCGCGCCGGCGTCGCCGACCTCGTCCTCCTCGTCGACCAAGACGACCCGACACTCGACCAGTACCGGGAGGTCGAGCTCCCCGAATGGGCCGAGCTCGTCGTCGGCGAGCGGCTCCGGCTCGGCGGCACCCTCAACACCTACGCGCCCGTCTACGCCCGGCTCTACGCCGGCGTCGGTTTCATGGGAGACGACCACCGGCCTCGCTCGCTCCGATGGGATGAGCAGCTCGCCGCCGAGCTCGCGCTCGGCGGTCCGGCCGCCGTCGTCTACGGAAACGACCTAATCCACGGCGGTAACCTTCCGACGGCCGTACTCCTCGGTTCGCTTGTCGTCGACGAGCTCGGCTACTTCGTTCCGCCCGGCATGGTCCATCTGTGGCTAGATAACTACTGGCTCGAGCTCGGCCGCCGGCTCGGCACGCTGCGCTACCGCGCCGACGTCGTCATCGAGCATCAGCACCCGATAACCGGACGCGTCGCGTGCGACGACGGCTACCGAGAGGTAAACGACTCCAGCGTCTACAAGGCCGACGAGGCCCGGTTCCGCGACTACGTCCGGCTTGACCTCGACGTCGCCGTCGACCGGCTCCGGGCCCGACTCGAGGAGGTCCGCTAGTGGAATGGCAGCTCTACCCCGCCGGCACCGTGCCAGAGTTCACCCAACCCGAGTTCTTCGTTCGGCATGACTGGATACCGCCAGCGTTGCAGCTAGGCCACGCCGAACGACTCGAGCTCGTCGCGACGATGGTCGCCGAGCTTGCCCCCGCGACCGTTGTCGACCTCGGCGCCGGAGACGGCTCGCTTCTCGGCCGGCTAGCCGAGCTCGGCATCAGCGGCCACGGATACGACCTCGGCGCCGCGAACCGCGACCGCGCCACCCGCGCCGGCCGAGACGTCAGAGCGGCCAACATCGTCGACGACCTCGAGAAGCTTGACCTCGCCGACCTCATCGTCTGCACCGAGGTAGTCGAACATCTACTCGACCCGCACGGCTGGCTACGCCGTCTCGCCGCCGCCGCCGGCGACCGGCTCGTCGTTCTCTCAAGCCCAAGCTCCGAAACCGACGTCGACCACTACGAACACCACGCGTACGCGTGGGACTGTGACGGCTACCGGGAGCTTGTCGAGGCGGCCGGGTTTGTCGTGCTCGAACATCGCACCGTCTCCGCCGGCCGGCTCGAGTTTCAGGCCGTCGTCATCCGCGCCGAGGAGGTCCGCTAGATGCGTGCCCGCTCTGCTCTCGTCACCGGCTCCGCCGGTTTCATCGGCCGGCACGTCGTTACCGAGCTCATTCGCCGCGGCTACACCGTCACCGGCGTCGACGTCACTATCGGGACGCCGCCGCTTGTCGCGCGCGACGTCCTCGGAGACGCGTTGCATCTGTTCCGCACCGAAGGTTGGCGCTACGACCTCATCGTCCACGCGGCCGCCGTCGTGGGCGGCCGTACCATGATCGACGGCCGCCCGTTCGAGCTCGCCGGCGTCGACCTCGAGCTCGACGCCGCTCTCTGGCGATACGCGCACCGCACCCGCCCCGGCCGCGTGTTGTACCTGTCAAGCTCGGCCGCCTACCCCGTCGTCTATCAAGCCGAGCACCTACGCCGGCCGCTCTCCGAGGACCTCATCGACCTTGACCGCTCCGCCCGGTTCCTCGGCCGGCCCGACGGTACCTACGGCCTCGTCAAGCTCGTCGGCGAGCTCCTCGCCGTCGAGGCCCGAGCGGAGGGCATCCCCGTTACCGTCGTCCGGCCGTTCTCCGGCTACGGCGAGGACCAGGCCGTCGACTATCCATTCCCCGCGTTCGTCGCGCGAGCTCTCCGCCGCGAGGACCCGTTCGAGGTATGGGGACCCGGTACTCAGGTCCGCGACTTCGTTCACGTCGACGACGTTGTCCGTATCGCCGTCGACCTCGCCGAGCTCGGCGTGAACGACGCCGTGAACATCGGCACCGGCCGGCCGACGTCGTTCCTCGAGCTCGCCGAGCTCGTCACCGACGCCGCCGGCTACCGGCCGGCCATCGTCACACGACCCGACGCGCCCGTCGGCGTCGACTACCGCGTCGCAGACACCGACCGCGCCTACCGCTACGGCGCCGTCGCCGAGCTCCGGCTCGAGGACGGCGTCGCCCGAGCTATCCGAGCGGCGGCAACGTGAGAGACGTAACCGTCGTCATCCCGACTATTCCACCGCGGGCCCGGCTCCTCGCCCGAGCTCTCGGCTCCGTCTCGAAACAGGAGCACCCGGCCGACGCCGTCGTCATCGCTCAAGACGTCGACGGTCGCGGCGCGTGGGACACGCGTAACCGCGGAGTGCTTCACGTCCGCACAACATGGACGGCGTTCCTCGACGACGACGACGAGCTCCTCCCGCACCATCTCCGCCGGCTCCTCGAGCTCGCCGAGGAAAGCTCCGCCGGTTTGGTATGGGGATGGTTCGAGGTCATCGGCGGCCGCGACCCGTTCCCGCAGCACCGAGGACGCACCTACAACCCGGCAGCTCCCCATATCGTGCCGATCACCTACCTAGTCCGCACCGAGCTCCTCCTCGCCGCAATGCTCGAGGTAGGAGGCTTCCGACCCGACCACGCTGGCGCGTGGGACGAGCAGGACGAGCCCATATTTTCGGCGATGGCCCGGCTAGGTGGCACGGCGAACACGTCCGAGGTCACATGGCTATGGTCCCATCACGGAGCGAACACGTCCGGCCTCCCCGAACGATGGCACCCCTCCCCGGCGCGCGCGACGTAGGCTCTCTGGCGGAGGAGGTCCCCGTATGGCTCAGACCGTCGAGCAGCTCCGCGACAGGCTTATCGAGCAGCTCGTCGCGCAGGGCGCACGCTGGCGCAGGTTCGACGCGTACTACCGCGGCGACCATCCGCTCCCCGACGCGCCGGTCGGCGCCCGGCTCGAGTATCTCCGGCTCATGCGGCTGGCCCGTTCCAACTGGTGCGAGCTCATCGTCGACGCCGTAGCCGAGCGGCTTGTCGTCGACGGCGTCCGGTTTGGTAATCAGAACACGGCCGACGCCGACCTCTGGCTCTGGCTCTGGCAGGCGAACGACCTCGACGCCGAGCATGGCTCCGTACACACGGAGGCGCTCGTCGGCGGCACGGCGGCGGTTCTCGTCTGGCCCGACGTCGAGCGCGGCGTCGAGGGCCCGCCCACCGCGACGGCCGAACACCCGACGGAGGTCTACGTCGACCTCTACCCTGGCGGCCGCCGCCGGCGGCGCGCCGCCGTCAAGTTGTACCGTGACGGCGGCTCCGAGTTCGTCACCGTCTGGACCGACCGAGACGTCGATACGCCGGCGATGGTCTACAAATGGGCCCGCGACGACGGCGAGACGGCTTGGCGCCCCTACGCCGACGTCGGCGACTCCGGGCCCGCGTTCCCGAACGAGCTCGGCGAGGTTCCCGTCGTCCCGTTCTACAACAAGCGGCGCATGATCGGCGCCGGCGTCTCCGAGCTCGACGGCGGCATCGTCGACATTCAGGACCGCATCAACGAGACGATTTTCGGTCGGCTCACCGCTGCCCGGTTCTCGGCGTTCCGTCAGCGATGGGTAACCGGCCTCGACATTCCCGTCGACCCCGATACGGGCCGCTCTGTCGAACCGTTCCGCGCCGCCGTCGATCGCTTGTGGATGGCCGAGGACGCCGGCGTCAAGTTCGGCGAGTTCGGCGCAACCGACCTCCGGCCCTACATCGACTCCGTGGAGTCAGACATTCAGCATCTCGCCGCCATCTCCCGCACCCCGCCCCACTACTTGCTAGGTCAATCGGGCGCGTTCCCGTCCGGCGAGTCGCTCAAGGCCACCGAAACCGGCCTCGTCGCGAAGGTGCGCGCCCGTATGCTCGCGTTCGGCGAAGCATGGGAGGACGTCATACGGCTAGGCCTCGCCGCCCGGCAGGACGCCCGCGCCGCCGACGACTCGCTCGAGGTCATCTGGCGCGACCCCGAGAGTAAGAATGTCGGCGAGCTAGTTGACGCTCTCGTCAAGCTCGGCACGCTCGGCGTCCCGAATGAGGCTCTGTGGGAGCGTTACGGCGCATCTCAGCAGGAGATAAACCGATGGCGAGGGCAGGCCGCTCGAGCGCAGCTCGCCGCCGCCGCCGCGGCTCGCCAGGCCGCCCCGTCGGCGCCGACGATGCCGACCCCATCGGCGCCGGCGGAGGCCGTCGGCGCCACCCCGTAGCCGGTACCGGCCGGCATGGCGCTCGACGACCTCATCGCCGCCTATGGGGAGCAGTACGACCAGCTCCGCATCTTGACAGGCGACGCCGTCGAGCAGCTCTGGCTAGAGCTCGGCGGGCCCGACGACCGGCGAGCTGTCGAGGCTGCCGAGGCGATGCTGGAGCTCGTCAACACGGCCGCCGCCGAGACGGCGGAGCTCGTCGACGGCTACGTCGCCGACTACGTCTCCACCGTGACGCGCCGCCCGCCGCGGTCCGTCTCCCCGCTTGACCTCGCCGACTACGTCGTCGACCAGCTCCGCAACGGCACACCCGGCCGCACCGTCTACCAGCGGCCCGCCGTCGAGCTCCGCCGACTCCTCTCAGAAGGACGACCCTACGACGAGGCGCTCGCGCAAGCTGGCCGCCGCGCCGCCGGCATGGCAGAGGCCGACGTCGCCCTCGCTCACCGCCGCGCCGCCGCCGACCGCATGAGCTCAACCCCCGGCGTCGACGGCTACCAGAGGGTCCTAACCGGCGCGTCATGCCTCCTCTGCGCCGTTGCCTCGACGCAGCGTTACAAGACCTCGGAGCTCATGCCGATACATACGCGATGCGACTGTCGTGTCGCTCCTATCGTCGACGGCGACAACTACGGCCGCATCGTGAACCGGGAGCTCTACGCCGAGCTCAAAAGCTCCGGCGCTCTCGACAAGCTCAACAGAAGCAACGCCGGCCGCAGCGGCCAGGCTCGAGCTCGAGCGGCCAGCGTCAACCGTGCGCGACAGCAGCAGCTAGCCAACGTGGGCCGCGGCGTGCAAGACGAGCTCAATCTTCCCCGTCCGCCGTCGGCTGGCACCCTCGCCGACGACCTCTCCGCCGGCGCCACGCGCCGTACGGCACCCGTCTCGGCGGCCGTCGCGCAGCATGGCGAACTAGGTCCGGTCCTTGTCAGCGACCGGCACACGTTCACGCAAGGCCGCCCATCACGCTCAGGCGCGCACCGACTCGACGAGCTTCCGCCGGCTCGGCCGCCGGCCGGGCCCGTCGACGTCGACCTCCCGCCGCGACCGCCGGCAGCTCCGCCGGCCCGCTACTCCGTCGACTCGCCCGAGGTTCTCCGCGCCGCCGCCCGCCGCAACGTCGCCCCGCAGAAGGTCGCCGACGAGCTCAACAGGAAACACGCCCGCCGGCTCGCCGACGCCGCCGACGCCCGCGCCTATCGGCGCTCGCTCTCCGTCGACCATCCCGACGTGATCGAGGCCGCCGCGAAAGCCGACGTCTCGCCCGAGGAGGTCATGGTCGCGCTCGAGGAGGTCGGCGAGGCCCGCCGCTCTATCGCCGAGCTAGCAGCTCAGGTACAGGCCGAGGCCTACGGCGACCTCTACGCGTGGGACGCGCTCAAGATCGCAGCGCCGCCGCCGGCGACGGCCCGTAACGCGTTCGGCCGCAAGCTCCGAGGAGGCGAGTACGACTGGCTCGAGCAGCTCGACGACAGAGAAAAAGCGAGGCTCTCGCGTAGGTGGTACGACCAGCACCCGGCCAGGACGTACACGCCAGACCAGATCGCCGAGAACATCAGCAACGCGAGAGGTATCGACGTCGACGTCGACGAGGCCGTCGAGATATTCCTCGACCGCACCCGCCGTTACGAAGCGGCCGGCGCCGTTCGCCGCGGTCGGCTCCCGTCGGCCCGCGCCTATTCCGACGCCATTGACGTCGACCAGCTCATCTCGCACCCGCTCTACCTTCCGTCGCGGATAGTCGGCGTCGACGACCTACAGGCGGCGGCGCACATTGCGCGCCGGCAGCGCGAGCTCATCTCCGAGGAGGCGTTCGAGTACCTCGAGGCCGCCGCTAACCCGCGTCATGGGCCGAGCCCGTACCGGATGAGCTATCAGACGTGGGAGGACGAGGTTCGACAGCTCGAATACGCGCTAGGCACCGACGAGCGCGTGATCGACATTCAGCTCGGCGACGAGCTTGTCTCGTTCTCCCGCCGCGACGCCGAGGAGCGGCTCCGTGAGCTCGTCCCCCGGTTCCTCGACGAGCCCGGCGCATCGTTCGAGGAGGTCTACGCCCGCATCATTCACACGGCCAGACAGGCCGGCGAGGAGGTCCCCAGCTATGCCCGCATCCCCTGGTCCTAAGCGCATTGGGCAAGGCCGGCCGAACCGGCCCGCAACCTTCGAGGACCTTTCCGACTGGAAGCTCCGAGCGTTTCCCGCGCTCGCCGCCGGCCGCCGTCCACCACCCGGCCAACTCGAGCTAGACGACGTCCTCCCCGAGCTCGACGAGGCGCTCGACGACCCCGAGCTCGCCGCCGTCACTATCGCCGAGGAGCTCGCCGTCGCCGCCGCCGGCGGCTAACGTCCTACCCGTCGCGGTGGTCAACCCGGCAGCCTGAGGCCTCCGTCCGCCGGCGGAGGCCTCAAGCGCGTGTAGAGGGTCCACCATCTGGCGCGCACCCGTCGCGTAACCTACGCGCAGGCCGTAGCGCGACGCTCCGGCCGACCCGAGGAGAAAGAGAGAGGGCGCGATGCCCGACGACACCGAACCCGACCCGAAGGACTCCACGACTTCCCCGGCCCCCGCCCCCCCGGCCGAACCGAGCCCCGCCCCCACCGGCGAGCTCGGCGACGCCGGTAAAGCGGCGCTCGAAAGCGAACGCAAGGCTCGGCGCGAGGCCGAGCGCGCAGCCCGAGAGGCGCAAGCCGAGCTCGAGAAGGTCCGCATCGCAAGCCTTTCAGACCATGAGAAAGAGGTAGCTGCCGCTCGCCGCGAAGGTGAGCGCGCCGGCCTCCGCCGCATCGTCGAGGCCGAGCTCCGTGCGGCCGCCGCCGGCAAGATGGCAAACCCGCATCTTGCCGCCCGGCTACTCGACGTCGAGGAGCTCATCCCGAAGGACGGCGACGAGGTCGACGGCGAGCGAGTCGCCGAGGCCATCGAGAGGCTCCTCGAGGCCGAGCCCTACTTGCGAGTATCCGTTCCCGGCGCAACGTCTCCGGCGACCGAACCGGCTCCGGCCGGCCGGCCGGCAGGCACCGCACCGGCCGGAGCTCGCACCACCGGCTCGAGCACCGCTGGAACATTCTCGAGGTCACAGCTCCGCGACCGGACGTTTTTCGAGGCGAACCGAGAGGCCATCCTCAAAGCGACGGCCGAGGGGCGCATCACAAACGACTAGCCCCCTCCCGAAAGGAAACCCGCCGTCATGGCAAACACACTCAACACCGGCACCGGCGCCGGCAGCCTCGCGAACTTCATCCCCGAGGTATGGGCGAACAGCGCGCTCGACGTCCTCCGTTCGCAGATCGTGCTCGCCCGCGTCATCACGAAGGACAGCGACGTCGCCACGTTCACGCAGGGCGACGTCCTGACCGTCTCGGTTCCCGGCACGTTCGCCGCTCAGGACAAGGCCGCCGGCACCGCCGTCACCTTGCAGAACCCGAGCGCGAACAAGGTCACAGTGACGCTCAACAAGCACAAAGAGGTTTCGTTCATCGTCGAGGACCCCGTTCGCGCTCAGGCCAATCAGGACACCGTCATGCGGCACGTCCGACAGGCTGCGGTCGCTCTCGCCGAACAGATCGAGGCCGACGTCGCCGGCCTCTACGCCGGCCTCTCCGGCGTCGTCGGCGGGCCCGGCACCCCGGCGTCGCGTGCATCGCTCCTCACCATCCGGCAGACGCTCAACGACAACAAGGCGCCCACCGCCGGCCGGTTCGTCGTCGTCGGCCCGGCCGGCGAGGTCGACCTCCTCGGCGACAACGACCTCAAGGGGTACTTCGAGAACGCACGGCCCGAGGCCGTCTCGGAAGGTTCCCTCGGCCGCGTGTTCGGCATGGACGTCTACATGTCGCAGCTCGTCCCGACCTCCGGCGCCGGTGCAACCGGCATCGCAGGTACGCCCGAGTTCGGCATCCTCGCCATGCGTTCGCTCCCGACGACCGGCGCCCCCGGCGTCGAGCAGATCGCGATGCGCGACGCGCAGAGCGGCCTCGTCATCCGCCAGACGGCGAGCTACGACACGGACCTCCTCGGCATCAAGGTCACGCTCGACGTCCTCTACGGCGTCGCCGAGATGCGCGACGAGTGCGGGGTCGCGTTCGCTCACGCCAAGAGCTAACAGCTCCCCCCCGGCGGTCGCCGGCCGAGGCCGAGCGCCCACCCGCTCGGCCTCGGCCGGCCGCCGTCGCTACACCCCGCTCGAGGAGCGAACCGATGCCTTCCGCAGCGACCCCGACCGACGTAGCAGACCTCCTCGGCCTCGACGCCGGCATCCCGGCCGATGCTGTCGACCGCGTCGAACGGCTCCTCGAGCGAGCCGAGCAGCTCATCGCCGCCGACCTCCCCGGCTTCACGTTCGGCGAGACGTCCGGCACCGTCGAGGTCTACGGCGACGGAGACGACTACCTCCTCCTCCCGTACTACCCGGCCCGCAACGTCACCGCGTGCACCATCGGCGGCACAACCGTCGACGTCGACGAGCTCGTCGTCGACTCGCTCGGCCGGCTCCGCCGGCTCTCGTCCGGCGACGCGCACGTCGGGACGGCCGGCCGTTACCGCTGGCCCGACGACGGCGTCGCCGTCGTCGTCACCTACGACTACGGCGTCGGCGTCTCGTCATGCCCGCCGGAGGTCGCCGCCGTCGCCGCCGAGCTTGTCGCCGAGCGTTACGGGAACCCCGACGGCGTCGTGCAAGAGACGCTCGGCGACCGTTCCCGCATGTTCTCGCAGAGCTCGCAGCGCGGCGTGACCCTCGAGCTCTCCGCCGGCCACCGGCACCGGCTCCGTCACTGGCGCCGTAACCGTTTCGCGGCGGCGAAGGTACGCGCGTGAGCTCGTTCGCGTTTCCGCTTGTCGTCACCATCTCGACCGCCGGAGTCGGCGTCGACGAGTACGGTAACCCGGTCCCGTCCGGCTGGACCTCGGCCACCGCTCGAGGAGATGTTCAGCCCGTCCGCACCGACGAGCAAGACACCGGCACGTCCGACGTCGACGTCGACGAGGTCCGGTTCTACCTTGCCGCCGGCACCGTCGTCGGCTCCGGCGACCGGCTCGCCGCCGCCGGCGTCACCTACGAAGCAATCGGACCGCCAGACTCGCGGAGCTACGGCGGCCGGCTCGACTACGTCCGCATCCGAGCGAGGCGCAGCGCATGACGTCCCGCGTCCGCTACCGGAAAGAATGGGAGCGCGAGTTTCCTCGAACCGCGCTCGGCCGGGCCCGGTTCGGTGCCATCGCCGACCGGCTCCGGTCGGCCACCGCATCCGAGCTACGCCGCACCGGCCTCATCGACGACCCGCCGGCCCGCGAGTACCTCGCCGAGCTCGACACCGCTCCGACCGACCGAGGCGCCCGAGTGTTCACGACCGCTAGCCGCGCTCACTTCGTCGAATGGGGCACCGCGCACCGTTCACCAGACGCGCCGATGCGAACCGCAGCGTCCCGGTTCGGCCGGTTCACCGAAGGCCGCGGCCGATGACGAGCACCACCCCGCTACCGGCCGACGTCGAGCTCGTCGTCGTCACTTACCTACGCCGCACAGGTTCCCGCGTCGAGGAGCTCGTCGACGACCGCGTCTACACGACCATCCCGAAGGATGCGACCTATCCCCTCCTCCGGGTGGTGCGCGTCGCCGGCGGCCCGGTCCGTTCGGTTCCGCTACACCTGGAGGCCGCTGTCCTCCAGCTCGACGCCTACGGCGGCTCGAAGGCCGACGCCCGCCGGCTCATCGACACGGCCCGAGCCGAGCTCGCCGACGTTCACCTAGAGGCGCACGCCGACGCCGTCGTCTCCGGCGTCACGTTCGGCGCCGTCCGCTACTTCCCCGAGCCCGACTTCACACCGCCGAAACCGCGCTACTCCGGCGACGTGACCGTCTACCTACACCCGGCGCCGTAGGGCATCCCCCACCCGGTCGGCCGACCGGCGCGATACTGACCGAAACGGCCGGCGGCCACCCCGCCCGGCTCCGCCGAGAAAGGACACCCCACAATGGCGAAAGACTCAGGACAGACGCGAGTCGCCGGCACCGGCTCCGTCTACATCGCACCGTATGGCGCCGCTCTGCCGAGCGCGTACAACGCGCCGCTACCGTCCGCGTACGTCGAGCTCGGCTACACGACGGAGGAGGGCGTCACGTTCACAGACGAGCCGACCATCGACCGTAAAGGCTCATGGCAGTCTTTCTACCCAACTCGCATCCTCGAAACGGCCCGCATGGCAAAAGTCGCGTTCGACCTCGAACAGTGGAACACCGACACGCTCACGGTCGCCGCCGGCGGCGGCACCGTCTCCGCCGCCGGCTCCGGCATCAAGTTCACGCCGCACGCCGCCGGCTCCGTCTCCGAATGGACCGTCGTCGTCGACGTCACCGACGGCACCATCTCAGACCGATGGGTACTCCCGCGGGCGCTCGTCGTGTCGGCGCTGGAAACGCAGCTCAACCGTGCCGACCTCGCCGTCATGCCCGTCGAGCTCGAGGCCATTGGGGAGGACGGCGTCAACCCCTGGGAGTTCTACAGCAGCGATACGACGTCGTTCGCGTAAGGGCCGACCATGCAACGCGTCAAGGTCACTCTCGTCTATCGCGACGACACGAAACCGGCCGACGAGGTCATTCTCCGCCCGCTCGCTCTCGTCGCCGCCGAGCGGCATTTTCGCGGTGCCATTCCAGGCGCCGAAGGCACGCTCTACGCCGCATGGCATCAGCTCGGCCAGCCCGGCACGTTCGCCGACTTCCTCGACTCGCTCGAGCACGCGGAGGACACCGCAGTCCCCCCTACGTCGGCGACGTCGAGCGAACCGTCGCCGAGCTCGCCGTCGCCGGAGGTCTAGCACCGCGTGACCTCGAGGACCTCGACCCCGAGGCGTTCACTGCGTACGCGGCGGCGGTCCGAGCGCGCGACGAGGCCGTCTCATGGTCACAGGACACCGAGCTCCTCGCCGGCATCCTCGAGACGTTGCACGCTCTCGTCCGTGTCACGCTCAAGGCGAACGGAGCGAAGGACCGCGACGTTCCCCGCCCGCTACAAGTTCGCCGACCGGCTCACGTTCTCCGGCGAGCTCATCGACCCGACCCCATTCCGGCCGCGTCTCGCGAGGAGATAGCGGCACGGTTCGCACGCTCGAGAGGAGGGTAAACCGTGAGTCTGTTCGGTAGCGGAGGAGGTTCCGCCGGCACCGTCGAGGTCGACGTCGAGGGCGATTTCTCCAAGTTCGAGCGCGACCTCAAGGGTAAAGGCGCAGCGGCCGGCGGCCGGTTCGGTACGTCGTTCGGCCAGAGTTTCGGCTCGAAGATCGCAGCGATAGGCGGCGCCTACCTCGGAGCGCAGTTCCTCAAAAACACCATTTCGCAGGCATCCGACCTCGCCGAAGCTACGAACGTGACCGGCCTCGCGTTCGGCGAGGCTCGAGCTCAAGCCGACGCGTTCGCTAAGAGCTCAGACACCGCTATCGGCATGAGCGAGTCGGCGACCCGAGCTCTGCAAGCACAGCTCGGCAACGTCATCGTAGGTTTCGGCGCCGCGCAGAGCGAAGCCGTCAGCGCATCCGAGGACCTCATCAGACGCGCCGCCGATATTGGCTCCGCGTGGAACGCAGGCACCGACGAGGTATCTCAGGCGATCATCTCTGCGTTCACCACGTCGACCGAGCCCATCCGTAAGTTCGGCGTGATTATCGACCAAGCGGCCATCAAGGCTCGAGCTCTGGAGCTCGGCCTCATCGGCGCCGGCGACGAGCTCGACAACAACAGTAAGCGGCTCGCCGTTACGTCGCTCATCATGGAACAGACGAACAACGTCGCCGGCGACTTCCTCAACACGCAGGACGGCGTAGCGAACAGCTCGAAACAAGTAACGGCAATGTGGGAGAACATGCAAGCGCAGCTAGGGCAGGCGCTCCTACCGCTGCTCTCGCAGCTCCTCGGCATGATGAAAACGCTCGGTCCCGACGGCATGAAACTCGTCATCATGGGCGCCGCTCTGACGTTAGCGTTCGTCAAGATCACGCAAGCCGGCCAGGCTCTCTCAGGCGTGTTTTCGCTCCTCGCCGCGAACCCGTGGGTACTTGCAGGCCTCGCCGTCGTCGCCGTCGGCGTCGCCATCTATAAGAACTGGGACGAGGTCAAGGCGGCCGGCGGCCGGCTCGTCGACTGGTTCCGCTCCGCCGCCGGCACCGTCCGTAGCGTGTTCTCCGGTATCGCCGACGCCGTCTCTGGCCCGTTCCGCGCCGCGTTCAACGCGATAGCTACAGCGTGGAACGCGACAGTCGGCAAGCTGGCGTTTTCGGTCCCGTCATGGGTCCCGCTCCTCGGCGGCAAGGGCTGGGACGTCCCCGACATTCCGACGCTCGCGTCCGGTGCTGTCCTCACGAAACCGACGCTCAACATTGCCGGCGAGTACGCCGGCGCCCGAGCGAACCCCGAGGTAGTTTCGCCCGTCTCGCTCATGCGGCGCACCTTCCTCGAGGCGCTCGACGGCGCCGGCGCGTCGTCGTCGGCGCCTATCTCCGTCGAGCTTCACGTTCACGGCGGCATCTACGACGTCAAGCAGCTCGAGCGGTACGCCGAGCCGATGGCGAGAGCTATCGAACGTGAACGGCTCCGAGCAGCCCGCTCAACCGGCCGGCCAGAGGTACGAGGATGAGCACAAACGTTACGCTTGACGGCGTCTCCCTCGCCGTAGCAGTCCCGACGGCGAAAGTGCTACGCGTCCGACGTCAGCTCGTCGGCGCCCGCCGCGAAACGTTCGTAGACGTCCCCGGCCGCGCCGGCGCGTGGGTTTTTCCGAGCGAGCCCGGCGACCGGAGTATCCGGCTCGACGTCGACATAGCGGCGGCCTCGTTCGCTCTCCGACGGCAAGCAGTCCGCAAGCTCGCCGAATGGGCCGACACGCTCGACGGCCGCGTCCGGCTCATCGTGGACGACGAACCCGACCGCTACCACGCCGCCGTTCTCGCGTCAGCTCCCGACGTCGACGAATGGCTCCTCTCCGGCGAGGCCTCCCTCGAGTACCGTGCGGACCCCTACGCCTACGCCGTGTCGACGAGCTCGACGTCCGTGACGGCGTCGGCCGGTACCGCATCCGGCGCGTTCGCAGGCTCCGGCGACGTCGCCGCCTACCCCGTCATCGAGATAACACCGCTCAACGGCACGCTCACAGCGTTCACGGTGCAGCTCAACGGCGACACGCTCTCATGGTCCGACAACCCGGTCCCCTCCGGCGCAACCGTCACCGTCTCGAGCATCTCCTACACGATCACGACCGGCGTCTCGTCCGATACCAACCTCTCCGGCGTCTACATCGAGAACGACGTAGTGATGCAAACCGTCACCGGCCGGTTCCCTGTCATCGTCGCCGGCACCAATACCTACAACTTCACGACGACCGGCACCGCAACCGCGGTGCGGTTCCGTATCACATGGAGGGCGCGTTACCGATGACCGCACAACCGGCCGCACTACACACAGACACGAACGCACGCGAGACGAGCTCAAGCTACGCCGACCGAGGCGACGGAACGAACGACTGGCACATCTACGTCAAGGTTCGCGACGCCGCCGCGGCCGGCATCCTCAAGCTCGAGGACGCCCCGCACGTCTCCGGCGACGCCGGCGTCATGGCGCTCGCCGTCCGGCAGGACACGCTCGCCGCGCTCGCCGGCACCACCGGCGACTACATTCCGCTCACCACCGACGCGTTCGGCCGACTCCGCATCGTCGGGTCCCATCTCGAGGACGCCCCGCACGTCTCCGGCGACGCCGGCGTCATGGCGCTCGCCGTCCGGCAGGACACGCTCGCCGCGCTCGCCGGCACCGACGGCGACTACTCGCCGCTCTCCGTCGACTCGCTCGGCCGACTCCGCATCGTCGGGTCCCATCTCGAGGACGCCCCGCACGTCTCCGGCGACGCCGGCGTCATGGCGCTCGCCGTCCGGCAGGACACGCTCGCCGCGCTCGCCGGCACCACCGGCGACTACATTCCGCTCACCACCGACGCGTTCGGCCGGCTCTCCACCGTCGCCCGGCCGAGCTCGTCAGACACCGCAGGATGGACGAGAGTCGCGTCGGCCGGCGCTCTCGCGACGTCGCTCGTCGTCAAGGCTTCCGCTGGCCGACTCCGGCTCGTCCGCGTCACGTCGACGCTCGGCGCCGTGCAGTACCTACAGCTCCACAACGCGACAAGCCTCCCGGCGAACGGCGCGACGCCGGCACATGTTGTCGCCATCCCGGCCAACAGCTCCGCCGAGCTCGACCTCGGCGAGCTCGGCGACTATTTCGCTACCGGCATCGTCGCCGCCGTCTCGACGACCGCCGCGACGCTCACCGTCGGCGCCGCCGACTCCGTATTCTCCGCCCTATTCGTCTAGGAGGTTCTCGCTATGTCAGCCCCCACCATCTACGCCGCGAACGCGCTACTCGACGGTACCGCCCTACCGCAGACGCTCTACATCAAGGCTCACACCGGCAACCCCGGCGCGAACGCGACAGCGAACGCAGCGAACGAAACGGACCGAGCGGCGCTCACATGGGGAGCGGCCACCGGCGGCGCCGCGTCGAACGACGCCGTCGTCGAATGGGTAGGCGTCAGCTTCGACGAGACGTGGACACACTGGTCCGCGTGGGATGCAGCGACAGGCGGTAACCCCTGGCTCGTCGGCGTCGTAAAACAGTCCGGCGTCGCGAACCCGCTTGTCGTCGAGGTAGGGAACACCGTCCGTATCGGTATTGGCGACTTCGACCTCTCCGTCCCCACCTGGACCTAAGCCGATGGCCGAGCCCCTCAAGTTATGCCCGTCGTTCGTTCGGCCTACTACGTCGCTCGTCGCGAGCGTGAACCTGGAAGGCTCAGGCGCGACCATCGTCTCCGGCGCCACCGAAACACCGCTGCTCCGCGACGGCCTGGAGTACCGCGTGTTTTGCGCCGTGTCGAGCTCGACGACCCCTATGAACATCGGCGCCGGCTGGACCGACCTCGGCAGCTACAACGGCGCCGGCGGCGGCCGCATGACCCTTGCCGTCTCCGGCGTCGCCGACGCCATCACCGGCACCCCGGCCGGCAACATCACAACCGGCTCAACATGGGGCACCGCCGGCGGCCTCCGTAAAACGCTCCAGGTCGCCGGCTCCGATGCCCGCGCCGCATGTTCGGCGACCACCGGCTCCGGCTCAGGTACCACGATGACCGCGCCGTCGGCGGCGGCACCGTCGCGGCCGGTCCGTGTGCTCCGGTTCCTCATCGCGTCCGGTACATCGGCGCCGACACCCGGCGCGCCGAGCTCCTACGGTGGTGAGAACTACGCCGTCGGCTCGTCGACCCTCGGCACCGACTATTCGTGGTGCATCGTCGACGACGGCGTCTATCTTCCCGGTGCAGCTATCCCGGCGATCACGTCGTCGCTCTCAAGCTCGAGAGCATGGCTAGCCGCGACCGTCCTCGTCCCTCTGTGGCCCGTCGTCAAGCCCGTAGCTATCGCGTCGGCGTCGACCACGACGACGTTCGCGTCGGCGGGCTCGTTCACCGGCAACCCGTACACCATCTGCGGTATGACGTCCGGCGCCGTCACACCAGGCGATGGCGCTGTCGGCCGAGCCCAAGCCGATGACGTCATGCTCCTCATGTTGTGTGAGAACAACGGCGGCAACTTCTCCGCGTCTCCGCCGACTCAGCACACCATCCTCGCAGGACCCTGGACCGGAGGCGACCGCGCCAACGCGGGGCAAGGCATCGTCTACCTTCACACGGCAACCGGCCCGACATGGACCGGCGGCACGATCACCTATTCGGCGAACGGCACGAACTACACCATGAACCGGACCGGCGTCGCGTTCCGCGGGGTCGACAGTGTCAGCGTTACGAGCTACGGCCCGACGCAAGCGCCCGTCTCCGGTACCGACATGGTCGCTCCCGATGGAACCGTCGACCGCGCCGGTTCTATTGGCATCTACTACGCCGTGCAGGGCGGCGTCCTACAAGATACGTTCCCGTCGTTCTCCGGTTCGCAGCTCGTTCGGCGCGAGCTCAACGGCCTCGCCTGGACGAACTCCGGCGACTCGAGGATGCGGTTCCAGGTTGTCTACGCGACCGAGCTCCCGGCCGGCACATGGTCGCCGCCGTTCGTCGTGCAGACGGCGAACAACCCACGCAACTACGCCGCAGCGACCATCGTCCTGAACGTCGTCCCTGTCCTCGTCACGTTCGAGGCGGTCGCCGAGCTCGACGTCGACGCGTCGGCCGACAACTGGCTCGCCGAAAGCGGTACAGCGTTCGAGGCGGTCGCCGAGCTCTACGTCGACGCGTCGGCGTCGTTCGCAGTCGACCGGCGGCGTCGCAAGCCCAAGCGCGAGTTCGTCTACATCTACGACGCGCACGGAAGGCAGCAAGGTGTCATCGTCAACTAGCGGCCTCGTCGAGCTTCACTACGACGCCCGTCTCGACTCGACGGAGGTCCTCTACTTCACGGTCCGCGCCGACTCGCCGAAAGCCTCGCTCGTCGCCGAGGACGTCGAGCTCCGCTGGCGTGGCCGCATGTTCTACGTCGGCGAGGTCAGCCGACGTCGCGACGAGTCCGGCGCCGGCCTCGTCGACGTCATCGCTCCGGCTCTGTGGAACCGGCTCGCCGACCGGCGCGTCGTCGGTTCGCTCGTCCTGTTCGGCGTCACCACGTCGGCCGGCGCCGAGGCGATCATCTCGGCGACCGACTGGACCGTTCTCCCCGTCGACGATGACGTCGACAACGCGACGACGTTCTACCTCGAGGCTCAGGACGTCACCGTCCTCGCCGCTCTCCGACAATGGGCGAAGATCACCGGCACCGAGCTCGAGTTCGACACGATGGCGCGTACCGTCCGGTTCCGTTCCTCCGTCGGCACGACGCGAGGCGTCCCGTTCCGGTACGGCCGCAACGTGCGCGGCATCATCCGGCGCAGCTCCCCACCGCGCGCCACCAGGCTCTACGCGTTCGGCCGCAACGGCCTCACCATCACCGGCCAAACCGGCGGCTTCCCCTACGTCGAGGACTACACCTACTACACGTCGACGCTCGGCCTGACGCTCTCACAGGCCAAAGCCCGCTATCGCCGCGACCTCGTCTACGTCGATAACAGCTTCACGGCGGCGGACGATCTTCACGCCGCCGCGCTCGCCCGTCTAGCCGAGCTCGCACAACCGACCGTCTCCTACGAGCTCGACGTCGTCGACCTCTCCGAGCTCACCCGACTCGACGAGGACGAGTTCGACGTCGGCGACTACGTCCGCGTCGAGGACACCGAGCTCGGTTTCGACGTGTCGGCCCGCATCACCCGAATAGACCGCTACCCGCTCGAACCTCACCGCGGCACCGTCGAGCTCGAATACGGCTGGAAACCCTACGACTCGAACGTCTCCGACGGTCGCGACGCGTCCACGATGGAATGGGTGCTCCTCGAGAACCGCAACGAGAACACCGAGCGGCGCGTCCGTAACGGCGTCACCATCCTCAACCGGCTCGACGTAACGACCATCCCGTCGGCGGAATGGGTGGTCGGCTACTCGCTCGTCGGCGTCGGAGTCGGCACCGGCTCCGTCTCGATATCCGCCGTCGACACGCGAACCGGCGAGCTTGTCCACCCGACCGCAACCGTTCCCGTCGTCGCCGGCCAGCATTTCGCGTACGGCTTCACGCTCGGCGACAGGTCGCTCGACGCCCGAGAGCGTTCCGTCGTCATCCGCGCCGCGTCGACCGGCTCCTCCGTCGGCGTCGACATTTCCGCCGGCGGCTCAAACCTGTGGGTGCTGGCGCGTGGCGCCGTCGAGCGCGCCGTCCTCCTCGCACGTTCGCAACAGTGGAACGGCGGCCTCGGCGGAGGCGACGCAGCTCTAGCCGGCGGCATCCCGTTCACCGTGCCCGCCGACGTCTACACGCTCCGCATCACGGCCGTCGGCGGCGCCGGCGGCGCAGCGTTCGGGTCCTTCCGAGGCGGCTACCCCGGCCTCGTTCGTGCATCGTTCGCCGTCACTCCCGGCGAGACGCTCTACGTCTACCCGGCGTCGAGAGGGCACGGTTTCGGCGACTCGCCGACAAGCTCGCAGGGCGGCTACCCGCTCGGCGGTACCGGCGGTATCTACACCACGCGAGGCGGTGGCGGCGGCGGCGTCTCGTTCGTCACCCGCGTCAACGTCTCGCTTGCGAACGCGATCATTGCGGCGGCCGGTGGCGGCGGCTCCGGTGCCCGCTCCGGCGTGGGCACCGTGACCACCGGCGGAGACGGAGGCTTCTACGCAGGGCTCGCCGGTACTGACGGCTCGTTCGGCACCGGCGGCGGCGGCGCAACACAGACGGCGCCAGGCGCCGGCGGCACCGGCGGCTCCGGTAACGGCGAGGATGGCGACACCGACGGCCTCGGCGCCGGCGGAGATTGTGTCGCTCCCGGCGAAACGGTGCTCGGCGTAGGCGCCGGCGGCGGCGGCGCCGGCTGGCACGGCGGCGGCGGCGGAGGAGGACAGCAGGCGGCCGGCGGCGGCGGCTCCGGCTACGTCGACGCGTCGACGTCGTGGGACCTCTACACCGAGGACGCTGTCGCGTCGCGAGCGAACCTCCCCGGCTACGTCCTCATCGAATGGGACGACCCGACACCGTTGTAGTCCCCGCAGGCCGGTCGGCTCGACTGTAGGCTGCACCCGATGGCAACGCTCCCGAAACCAACCCTCGTTCGGCCGAGCGTTCTAGCCGGCCACCGTAACGGCCTCCTCCCTGCCGAGCTGCTCCGGCCGACCAAGTTCGGCGGCGCCCGCACCCTCGAGGTAGCACGACGTTCGTTCGACGCGTTCGCCGCCGTCGAGCTCGAACCCCGCGGGCTCGTCCCTCGCAACGTCGGCGGCTACCGCGACCTCCGCGGGCAACTCTCGCTATTTCTCGGCCGATACGAGCCCGTTCCGGCCGCCGTCTACTGGCTCACGCCGGCCGCCCGCCGCAAGACATGGTCGGCCGCCGACCGCGCAGCGACCGCGGCGGCGCTCGGCGTCACCATCCCCGACGCGACCTACTGGTGCAAGCGTCAGAACCGCGACGGCTCCTATCCGGCGACGGCCGCCGTCCCCGGCTACTCGAACCACGGCCTCGGCCTCGCTATCGACGTCGCCGAGGAGCGCAACGGCGACCCGTTCCCCGAACCGCTCTCGCCAGACTTCCTCGGCCTCCTCATCGCTCGAGGTCATCTGTACGGCCTCGGCGCCGAGCTCGACTCCGAACCGTGGCATTGGCGGCTCTACACCGGCGACGCCATCCCGGCCGCCGTCCTCGCGTACGAAGCCGGCGCCATCCCACCGCCGACACTGGCGCCACCGGCGCCCGTCATCCGGCTCGGCTCCTCCGGCGACAACGTCCGCCGGCTACAACAGCTAGTGAACCGGCAGCCCGTCGAGCTCGGCCTCGGCCGGCTCGCCGTCGACGGCCAGGCGGGCCCGCTCACCATCGCCGCTCTCCGCCGGCTACAGAACGTCGTCGGCGTCAAGGCCGACGGTATATACGGTCCGATCACAGCGGCCGCGACGACGACCGCTCTCGCTCTCGGCCGGCTCCGATGACACGTTCCACCCCGGCCGCCGTCTACGTCGCCGTCTCATCGCAGCTACTCCACCCGCGCGCCATCCTCGGAACCGTCGCCGCGCTCTACGTCGTCACCGGCTGGCAGACCACCCGGTACACGCCAGCATGGCTCGCGTGGGCGCCCCTATGGGCCGCTCTTGCTCTTGTCGCCGGCACCGTCGCCGCGGCGGCCGTCGTCTACCCGGCCAGGCTCGCCGTCGTCGTCTCCGGCTCGGCCGGCGTCGTCGCCGCAATGGCGCGCACGCTAGCTATCACTCGCGAGGTCATCGTCGACCCGCCGCCCACGACAGACGCTCTAGCGTCGTTCGTCATCGCCGGCGCGTGCTGGCTCGCAGTCGCCGTACTGCTCTGGACCGCGTACACCGCCGTCCTTGTCCCCTGGTCATCTGTGCGTCACGCGCACAGGTAAAAGGACCTCGTCACCGTGGGAGGCGCAGACCTCGGAAACTGGTCCGGCCTCGGCGCCGGCGCCGTCCTACTCGTCCTCATCTTCCGCACCCTCTGGAAGCTGTCGACCGACTCGAGCGAGCTCGCCCGCAACTACGACGCTGCACTCGACCGAGCACAGCACGACGCCGCCGAGGCCCGAACCGACGCCGCTCAAGCTCGACTCGACGCGGCGAAAGCGGCCGGCGCTGTCGTCGTAGCTGAGCGTAAGGTCCTCGACGAGCAACGGCGCGCCGTAGAGCTCGAGGCCACCCTCCGCCGAGAACGGCTCGAGCTGGAGATAGACCTACGCCGGCAGCTCGCCGAGCTCGAGGTCGAGGTCGCCCGGCTCCGCGTTCTAGTGGTCCGCGATTCGACGGCACAAACCCGCGAAACTGACACGAACCGGCCGCCGGCCGACAGCTAACCCGAGGAGCTCGCCGATGGACAAGGTCCGCACCGTTCTAACCTCCGCCGTCACCTACCTCGTCGCTCTCGGCGCCGGCCTCGCCGTCGTCATCTCCGAGCTCGAGACGGCCGGCGCACCGACCGAGGTCCTCCGCTACCTCGCCGTCGCCGTCTCCGTTATCGGCACGGCCGTCGCGATCATTCGCCGCGTCACGCCGGTACTGCCCGAGGCGCGTTCGATTGTCGACACGTCCGGCCAACCCGTAACAGCCCGCGAGGCGCAGCTCGCCGCCGAGCTCGACAAGCTACGCCGCGAGTTCCCCTAGCTCGCCACGCAGAGGCCCGCAGAGGCCCGCACGGCACCCGCTCCGGCCGCCGGCGATCATCTCGCACACTACGACGACCTCCGCCGACTCCTCGGCGTCGGAGGCTGGCTAGAGCTCGAGCTCGCCGGCGGCCGGGCCCGTCAATCTTCCGTCAAGATTCACGGTTGCACCCTTGACAGACGTTAGCACGCTAACGAGACTCACGGCATGACCACCGCAAGCCGCACCCGCAAGGCTCCCACCGAGGCGCAGCTCTCGGCCTCCCGCAAGGCTCGCCGCATCCTCTCGGCCGCCGTTCCCTGCACCGTCGTCGAGAACCGCTGGAGCTCGCCCCGCCGTTTCGAGCACGTCACCGGCGTCATCTCGCTCGAGGAGGCCGCCGCCGCCG